AGCGACGTGATCGTCGTCGTGCCGGTGATGTTGACATAATCCGTCGTCGCCGCCCCGATATCGCAGGTTGCCGCCGACGGCACGTCCGTGACGACGCGCGTGCCGCTCGCAAGCGCTGCGCCGGCCGAGCGATAGACAAGGCCGAGCGTTTGCGTGCTGTCCGACTGCAGTAGCGCCCCATCGCTGCCGCGAGCCAAAGCCTGGAATTGCGACCCGTCCGCAGCCGGAATGGTGCCCAGCGCTGTGTCGATACCAAATCCGCCAGACGGGCCCGTGTCGCCCTTCTCACCCGTGAGGTTGATATTCCAGTCGGTGGCACTGCCCGATCCGCTACCAATCAGGTCAACGGTGAGCGTCAGAGTCGTGCTGCTGTAGGACGCCACAAGACCGCTCATGACCTTGGTCGCGTCGCTCTCTGACGTGGCGCGCAAGCGGTCGCCGATGAGGTAAGGCAGTCCGGCTGCGACGGTGAACACCTTGGAGCCCGTGCCGACCGTCACGCTCGTCGTCGATGTCGTCGTATAGGACGGAGCTGGCCCAACGGGGCCAGTGGGACCGGTCGGCCCAATGGGACCGAGCAAGTTGATGGCCCAGTCGGCGAGCGTTCCGGAGCCACCTATCGTATCGACCGTAATCGTCAAGGTCGTGCCCGAATAGGACGCGACAAACCCATCCATGTAGTTCACGGACGGGTTTGCGCTCGATGCCGCCCTGACGCGGGCGCCGGCCGAGTAGGCAAGGCCGGCAGCGACGGTAAAAACCTTCGACCCGGTCGCGATGGTAAGCGATGTCGTCGAACTGGTTAGATATCCGGGTCCCGTTGGCCCGGTCGGTCCCGTCGATCCTGTCGCACCCGTAGAACCTTGAATGCCCTGCGAACCTGCAACGTTGATGGCCCAATCAGACTTGGTGCCAGACCCGCCGATGACATCGACGGTGAGTGTCAACGTCGCGCCGCTGTAGCCGGCGACGCGGCCCTCCATAAAGTTCGTCGTGTCGGCCGCGCTCGCAGCGCGCGCCCTTTGACCAACCGAGTATGCTAGTCCAGTTGCCACGGTAAACGCCTTGGTGCCCGTGGCGATCGCCAGAGATGTGGTCGATGTTGTCGCAAACCCCGCCCCTTGCGGGCCGATCGGCCCGATATCGCCGCCGAGCGAGATCGTCCATGACGCGACCGTTCCTGATCCCTTGATGTTATCAGATGTGAACGTGATGGCGCCCGTCGTGCCGTTGAAGGCTGTAATAACACCTTCCATGTATTGCGTCGTCGGCGCAGCCGCTGCAGCAAGACGAATGCGGGTACCGATAGCGAAGGCTAGTCCCTGCGACGGCACGACGGCAGTGAGAGACTTCGCACCCGCACCGATGGCGAGCGACGTGGTTGATGTTGTGACCGTCGTCGGCCCGGCTGGGCCTTGCGGTCCCGTGAGGTTGATCGGCGAACCCCAGACGCCGCCAGATTTGAAGTAGAGATAGGGAAGGTCCTGCCGGAAATACGCCGAGTTATCCCCGCCAAGGCTGTTGTCGGGGACGCCGCTGGCGGAATAGATGGCCGTCGTCGATGCCAGGAACCCGGCGATGCGCACCGACAACTGCGAGACATCGTGCCAGTCGGGTGAATAGCGGAAAATCGCATACAGCCCACCCGATGCGACCGTCGTCCCGGCATAGGTGCCGACGATGGTCAGGGACGTGTTGCTGACGGGGTCTGCCGCCACCTCGTAGAAATTGCCATCGGGCAAAAGCACGAAGTCGCCCTGCTTGGCATTGGCAAGCCACGCCGTCGTCGTCCCCGTGAGCGTCGATGCGCCATTGGCAATGGCGATCGTGCCCGTGCGATAGGCAAGGCTCATTCTCTAAGTTCCCCGTGTGTTGTGATATTTTTCGGGCCTAGACCCAGACGCCACAGCGAAGCCGGTACTCGATCGAGTGGGCGCGAACGGTGTAGAACGTCGACGGAAACAGCCTATCCAGGGCGACGTGCTGGACCAGCCGGCACTGCCCGGCCGAAATGTCGAAATGGTACGTCACCATCTGCATCACGTCTGTGTTCGCGCCAGGATGCGATTGCGAGCCGGTCTCGCCATCGATGACCCAGACGATCGAGCCGCCCATGACCATCGTCCAGCGATCGAACGCGGCGCCGGCCGCGTAGTTGTTGAGCGTGAATCTCATGGCCCCGATGACCTGCGTGCAGCCGGCGTTGACTGCACCGAGATTGAACGCCGTTGTCCGATGCACGAAAACATCGCCACCGCCAGCAATCGGCTGCATCGCGATCGTGCCGGATATCGTCGTTATCGGGTGAAAGAGCTTGTCGTCGGTATCGAAGATCGACTTACCGTCGCTGCGCTTGATCGACATTCCAGCGCTGTTGATGAGGAGCCGGTTCAATAACCAACGTCCTTGTCGATTGCGAACCCGGAAGCGGGTGCCGTGCCGTTAAATGCGCCTGTGAAAGTCAGGCTGCCGCACTCGTAGCGCCAACCGATGTACTGGCGAGCGCTCGACCCGAGGATGGCGACCTGAAATGCCACGCTCGGCCCCTCGACCATGGTCATCACCTTGTCGGCTGGCGATGTGACCTGACGCAAATACCTGTAGGCGGTCGAGAACCCGTTGGCGCCGAGCGACAATGCCCCGTTGGCAATTCGCAGTCCGTTGATGCTCATAGCAGCATGTCCGTTACGTCCACGGTGATCAAGAACGACTGCGCCGGCCGGGAACTGAAAATGCCCGCCGGAAACCCACCAGGCTGAACCGAATACTCGTGAACGACGATATTGGTCGCATCGGCACCCAGCGAAAGGAACCGAGCGTAGGGATCTGTTGGAGCACCATTGCTTGAAGGCGGGAACTGATGCACGGGCACGGACCCGGAGAATGCAACAGGAACGCCGTTGACGCTGATTTTTCCGACGACGAACGGCTGACCAGCAGACCCATGGGGGCCGAGGATATAGCTGCCGACCTTTTCAGCTACGCCACCCGTTGCCGGTATCGAGAGCGTGTAGGTGAACGAATTCAAGATGCGGATATAAGCCAGCGACGAATGGAACTTGACCCGTGACAAGTTACCGAGGGGGTTGGTGAACGGCAGCAGGTCCTGCGCCCCTTCCCAAACGGCGGCAACACCGCCAGCGATGCGAAAGCGTTTTGCCATGGCTCGCCTGAATCAGAACTGAATATCTATGATCTTGCTGGCGAAGTTGATTTCCATCGTTCCGTCCGTGCGGTAGATGCGCATGTTCGGAAGATCGAACCGAAGCGTGTTCTGGGTGTTGCGAATGAGACCGGCCGTCACCGTTCCGAGGTCGGCGCTCAAGGCGGAGAGCGTCAAGACTTCGATATGCCGGGCGAGGATGGCGCCATCGGCGATCATGTCGCCGCGCAAGGCCAGTTTCGACACGCCGTCGACGACTTGAATGGAAAACACCGGCACAGCCGTTCCGCCGGAAACGCCCGGCTTTGAGACCGCAAAATTGTCGGCTACCACAGTGAACGACGATCCCGCCACGGCCGAGGCGTCCAACTGCACAAGACCAAGCACTTCGCCGTTGGCAGTGACGGCAATGCCGTAGCGTCCGGAAATACCGTCGATGCTCTGCGCCAGTACGATGACCTGCGCCGTCTGCCCATCGACCGCCGTCGAAAGGCTTTGCAGTGCTGTCGCCTGCGCGTCCTGCTGCGTTGCTACGGATTCGAACTGCTGCTGCACGAGCGCAGCGTTTCCGTTGAACTCGGCCTGCACCGTCGTGATCTGCGCCGCAAGGCTCAGGTCGGCCTCGTTGCGGATGCGGTTTTCGACCCGGATCGCCGCCTGCGCATCGCGCGCATCGAGCATGGCGTTGATCGCCGACATGCTGGCGTCACGGATTTTGGCCGTCGCCTCCGCAACCTGCTGCGACACCGATCCGAGCGCGTCGTCCGTCGCCGTCATGAGGCCGAGTTCGAAACGGCTTTGCGGGTCAAGCATGGCCGTCGTGATGGTGTCGGGCGGGACCGATGTGGCGAGCGCGGCCACGGCGACGACTTGATTGCCCGCTGCCGCGCTCGCTGCGACCCACGCAGACCATATCGTCGATCTATTGGGGCGGGCCACTGGCCTTGCGCGGGCCTCATATGTGACGCCGGTTTGGACGCCCGTCACCCACGTATATGAGCCCACAGACGGGTTGCTCACCACGTTGGGCGAGAGCGCGACCGTATCACCGACTTTCCTGAACTCGACTTCAAGATTGACGATGGTCGGATCGGTGACGGCATCCCACTGAATTTGCAGCCCCGGCCTCTGGATTGCCCCCGTCGATGCGACGGTGACGTTGATCAGGGCAACGCCCGTGACAGCCGAAAGTGAGGGTCCAGCCGATGCAAGGTCGATGACCTGATCGTCGTCGATTTCATCGACCGATGCCGTCCAGTCGTCGATGGATGCGTCAGTTTCGGTGAGAACGATATCCGAGGTGAGATCGCGGCCATCGACCTTCGACTGCACCACGAACGTTCGGCTCGCATAGCCACGGCGATCCGATGTGTATGTGACCCAATCACCCGGCTCCAACACGAACCACCGGGATCGTACCTTGAACTGTGCCGAGGCCATGCGGCGTGCCCGCTTGCGCTCGACTTCAAGCACCCGCTGCGCTTGGCTGCGGGATGTGACGGCAGAGAGATCGAGTGACCGTGTAAGCCGGATGCCGCCATCTGCGGCCTCATCGGTCGTGCTCGTTCGCGGCGGCAGGGCCACCGTCGTATAGACCCGGCTCGGATCGGTGAAAGAACCATAGACGGCGTTGACGATGGCGTTGCGGGATTTCTTTTCCCGCGTCACCAGAGGTTCGGTGATGATCAAGTCTTGGTCGGTCAGGTTGGCAACCGGGGTCTGCGCCACGCCAGCCAGAATGCGGTAGATGCCGCCGCTCTCAATGACCTCGCCCGCCATCGTGCCGAGTAGCGTTTCGATGATGTCGCGATTGGTCTGAGAACAATCGAGAACGATGCCGCAGCGGTAGCGCTTTTCGGTTCCCCCCGCTTTCTTGGCAACAAGCTCATCGCAGGCGTTGGCCGCGGCCTCTGCCTCGGACGCCCGGATGGCATCGGTCGGAACGTGCATCCCGATCAGATGTTCACCGCCAACGGAGATGCCCGTCAGGATGTTATAAAGGGCTACGGCGGAATTCTCTGACCATGCCGTGGTCCCGGTTCTCGGGTCATAGAGTTTGGCTCCACGGACCACGAACGCAAGCTCGGGAATGCCGTCGGGGAACAGCTTCTCGTCATAGGTGAGCTTGACGACGGCATAGCAGACGCCCGTGCCCTTTTCGTTTGTGGTCCAGCGCCCGCCTGACGAGGCAACGAGTTCGCTATCGGCCGTCTGCCCTGCTGCACCCGAGTAGAACCGGACGACGAGATTGGCGCCGTAGTCCGTGACCTGGCCAGTGCCGGAGTTCCACGCCTTTTCCTTGCCGTTGACAAACACCTTTTGCAGCGACGCGCACTCATGGTCTGCAAGCGCGATGACCATGTGCAGAGTGGCGTTGTCCGTTCCCGACAACTGCCAGTAGACAAGGCTCCCCCCTGTCGCGGCTTCCCCGATGATGGCTTGGCGTGAGGGGTTGGTATCGATTTTTAGCCCGAGGCGCACACCTCCAGGCGCATTCGCAGTCGAGGCCTTCTTTTTCTTGGCCGTCAGCTTGTTGGCGGCAAACGACAAGCCGATGCCAGCCGCGAGCTCAAAGACAGCCGCAGCCGTGCCGGAAAGCCCGATGGCTCCAGCGATGAGCGGGATGACGAATGGCATCTAGACGGCCCAAGCCCTCGTGATGATGCGACGGGGCACGACGACTCCACCACGGGGTTCCTTGGAGAACGCGAAGGCCCCGTCGATGACGGCCGGGCTCATCAACGGGTTGGGGATACTAGATGGATATCCGATGTCACCGCGTTGCGCCAATCTCGGCTCAATCTCGACAAAGTGCTGTTCTACAAGGTCGAGAGTTGTTGCGTAGCCGGCGCGGCGAAGGGCCTTCAAAGCCCCCGCCTCGCTTGTGTATCCGCGAATGTCAGAGATGGCATCGAACCCCGTTGCCTCGAATATCCAATCGAACACGAACGAACAGTCGGACGCGCCCCATAGGAACGGGGTATGCAGATGCGCGGAAACTTTCGCGCGCAGGATCGCCGGCCAATTCTCGCGGCGTTGACGCCGGCGGCCAATCTCGCTGGTCTCAGTCCCGGCTGGTGCGGGCGGGGGATTGCGGTCCCTTCCGCCCCCAGTAGATGTCAGTATCGGCGTTTGCATTGGCGGCGTGCTTGAAAAATCCATCTGTCGCGGAAACTCGGCGCTGATCGGCATCGTTTCGCGTTCTCCCGCTCGATCGGTTGAGTTCCCGGTTATTGCTTTCAATGAACAGTGAGAGCGCGGCCAAGTCCCCGGCAGCATCCGCCAATGATGCGTCGTCGAGGAAGCCCGCGAACCACGGCAGGACGTGGATGACGGACCCGGCATCGTCCAGAAACGCCAGATAGATGACACACGGCCGTTGATGCCATTCCACACCGGCGATGACGGTGGCAACTGTGGGCATCAGATTGGAGATCGTCGCACGGACGCTTTCGCTCGAAAGCTCCGAGGTTCCGGGAATGCCGTCAAAGATGATGTTGCCAGCGGCCGGGGCGTAGGTCACACCTCCGAATGAGAGCGGGAACGTATCGTTCCAAATCCCCGTATCGCCGCCGTCGAGTTCGAATTTGATGAGCGTGCGAATGGAGAACCGGCCCGTCTCGACAAGGGCCTCAACTTCCGGGGGGATGCTCAACATCAGATGAGAACCTGTTGCGCCTCAAAGGCGATAGACCCACCCCGGCCGCTGGCATTCGCCACCACCGATTGCGATGTGATGACCATATCGCAGTAGGCGGCCTCAAATCGGACTTCGACGGCCGTCGTCGCGTTCGGACGGATTGCCGGCTCAACAGTCAGGACCACGGACCCGGCGCCGGATGCCGTGGCGTCCTCAATGATCTTGTGCAGGTGTTGCCGGCTGCCGACCGGGATCGAAACATAGTCCCCCGTCTTGAGCACGAACCCGTTGGGCACCTGATTGACCGTCATCGTATCGCGTGAGGCGCCGATGACGCTCAGATTGCCCGTGCCGTCCCAAGGCGAGCCCGAGACGGTCAAGCCCGCAAAGCCTTGGGGATATGCCAGTGGCCATTTGCGCCGGGCCTGCCGCCCCTTAAACAGCTTCAGTCCCCCACGCAAGCTCTTGATCCAGGCGTGCCAGATTTCGAAGTCGGCGCGACTCAATGGCTCGGTCTGATACTTGGCCTCCCAATAGTCGGGGCCGATGCTGGCGACGTTCGGACTGGACCCGCCCGTCAATGAACTGGATTGCTGGTATTTGAGTTCGAACGGACTATCGTTCGTGATGCACCCGTCCAAGGGCAAATCCCGCGGGAAGGTGATGGCCATCAAATCCCCGTTCTGGCGAAGCGGCTCGAACGATCGAACAACTGATTGACCTCGGAACGCACCACCTTCTGAATGGTCGGAACCAGTTCGCTCTTGAGACGGGCCGATGTCTCGGGCGTTGCGCCCCTGGCATCGATGTTGAGGCTCAGGGACAGGTTCGGAGCCGTCTGAGACTGAGCAACGGACGGCATGGACGGCATTCTCAGGGTGACGGGGATGCTGCGCCCATCAGGAAGCGGCACGGCGGCCTCCGGTCCAGCCTCACCGAAGATCGCCGCAGACCTAGAAACGCCGCCAGAGGCGAACCTTGGCAGACTGGCAGCCCCTTTGCCGGGGACCATGACGCCACCGTTGGCAAAGCCGAGCAGCGATAGGATGCCGGACGCTCCCGATGCGCCACCCGTGCCGCCAGTCCCGCCACCGTTGACCAGGGCCCCGAGAGCGCTTTCAACGAGACCGTTGACGGCCATGTCGATGAGCTTGTCGGCCATTTTGTTCAGGGCATTGCCAAGCGCTTCCGTTGCCGACTTGCCCTCGCGCATGTCGCTGATGAAGCTCTTGAGCGCATCGGCGCTCTCGTTGCGGATGTCGGCGATGACTTCGAGTTGATGCTTGAGGTGTGCGTTCTGCTCGGCAATGGCTTCGTTCTGAGCCAGGAGTGCCGGCGTGATCTCGACACCTGCCTTTTTGGCGGCGTTCAGAAGCTCTTGCTGGATGCGGGCCTTTTCGAGCTCCTCACCCTGCAAGCCGATGAGGGCGATCTCATCGCGCAGCTTGTCTCCGGCGTCTTTCTGCCCCTGCAAGGCGTTGAGGTATTCGACCTGTGCCGAAACGCCGGCATATTTGATCGCCAGCTGATCGATGTCCGCCAACTGCTGCGGCGTGATGGCGATGCCGGTTTTCTTGGCCGTCTCTTCGGCCGCAGTCAGCAGCTCGCGTTGGACCTTCGCCCGCTCCAGGACGAGCGTGCTCGACCCGATCACATCGGCCTGGGCAATGAGCGCCGCGGTCCGCTTCTGGATATCGAACGTCTCGCGCTCGTAATCGGTGCGCTTGTCCTGTTTCGTGTCCGGAGATGATGGGTAGTTGGGCTTTTTGTCGAGTTCGTTAAGGGTGACGGTTGAGTCCGCAAAGCCACGGCCAAGCGCGATCTGGCGCTCGTCAAGCCGCATCTGGGACGCAACCCCGCGGCGTCCCGTCGTCAAAATTGATCGGTCTTTTTCGGCATTAACGTTCGCAGGTGGAATGCGTGAGCCACCGCGCGGACCTATTGTTGCGAACCTGCTATTCGCCTCCGCTGCCGCTCTATTCGCATTGAGGGACTGCGTTAGCGCGTCAACCCGGTCCTTGAGCGTGACCGCGCCATCGGTCGTGACTTTGATATCCGTGCCGAACAGGGCATAGGCTGTATGCCCCGCCGCCAGCGCCGCGAGCATCAGACCAAACGGCCCCGTTGATGCCACGAGCCCGCCGATGGCGAGGCCCATCGATCCGATACTGCCGATAATGGCCGGGCTGAATGCCGCCAACATCCCCGCCGCGAGCACAAGAGCGGCATCGCCCATGGTCTCGATATTTCGGGCGGCCAGCGCAACGACGCCCGTGACCTTTTCCGATGCGCCGGTCGCCTTGTTCATAGAACCGATGTACTGCTCAACCGAGTTGCGCAGGACGGTGAACGATTCCTCGATGGTCGCCGGCATCTTGTTGAATATGCGGTCTACCTTGTCGCCGCCCTCCAGCATCGCCGTGAACAGCGCCTGGACGCTGATCTTGCCGTCTGCCGCCATGCGGATGATTTCACCGCGCGAGACTTTCAGCTTGTCGGCCAGCAGCTCCTGAATGACGCTGGCGTTTTCCATGACGGTGCGGAATTCGTCGCCGTCGAGCTTGCCCTTGGTCAGGGCTTGCGACAACTGCAACATGACAGAGGCTTGTTCTGATGCCGACGCACTGCCGAGCTTCAGGGCCTTGGATACCGTCGTCGTGACCTTGGCCACATCTTCCTCGGAGGCGCCAAGCTCGCGGGTTGCCGCTGCTGTTCGAACGTACAGCTTGGCATAGGCTTCGTTGTCAACGCGGCTGTCGTTGGCGAGCTTGTTCAGTTCCTCGGCGGACCTGAGACGCATTCCAAAGACGGCTTCACCACCGGCAATCGTCCGCTGGATGGTCTGCCAGCCGTCCGAGTAGTCCTTGAGTTCTGAAACTGTCAGGTAGGCCCCGAGCGTGCCGAGCGCCGTCCCCATGCCGAGCGACGACGAGGACGCCGCCGTCAGATCGCCGGACAGCCTGCGAGCCGCAGCACCCGCAGCGGGTGCCGCCGTGGCAAAGCTGGACATGCCCATCGTCATGCGCTCTGTGGCGAGCTGGTTCAGCAGCGCCGCCTTGCCCATCCCCGACATGCCGGCGATCATTTTTGAGTTCGCAGACTTGAAACGGTCCTCGATCTTCTTGGTGCGATCGTTGGCAACGCCCGTCGCCCGATTGAGGGCCTTCTCGAAGGAATCGATCCGCGCCTCCAGCGAGACGACGAGACGCTGCATGTCTTCTGCCATCAGAAGCCCTCGATTCCCAATTCGTTCAGCCTATCTTCGCTGATGTCGCCGGTCCCTCTGGGCTTCGCGCCATTGGATTCAGCAAACCCGCGCGTCGCATAGACGAACTCCCACAGCATCATTGATCCGATATCTCTGTGAATGACGCCTGCCCATTTGTAGACGTTCGCGAACCGGATTTTGCCTCGCGGCTGCGGGTTTGGCTCTTCCCCGCCGCCGCTTTGGCTTCCCCCAATTCTTGCTCCTCCTCACCGCCATAGAGAGCGTGCATGAGGATTGCCGCTGCCGTGAGGACGGATTCCGTCAAGGGCCGGTCCTCAACGAAGCGCTTCGTCAGTTGACGGGACTCTTCTTTCGAAAGCCCGCCCCCTTCCAGCCCGAGCCGGATGGGCTGGATCACGTCGTCGATGAGCCATTGACTGGCGCGCAAACGCGAAAGAACAAAGGCCGGACCCGCATCGCAGCGCTCTTGCAGCGCCCGGAGCAGATCGATGGTCAGGGCGAAGGTGTGCTCCCCGCCCCGCCATGTCAGATCGATGCCGCGCATCAGGCGTGCGCCGTGCGCGCGGGCACGCCGTCAAACTGGATTTCGACCTCGGCCGACATTTTCTGACCCTTCTGACGCGCGTTGGTCAGGCTGACCAATATGGCAGGTCCCGTCTCGATCGTCGTGTCGCCGGTCACGCCCGAAGTCTGCGCCTTGGTATTGCGAGCGCGGCAACTGAGGGACGCGCCGGAGTACCACCAGTCCATCATGTTCTCGTGGCTTTGCAGCGCCCACACGCCCGACGCCGAGATCGTCACTTCCTGCGACCGGACTTGACGCTCGATGGCCAGCGGCAGGCTTTCGTCGTTGCAGTCGGGAACCTCCGACGTATCGATGTTCGACTTGCGATTGACGGTCACGTCGATCAGGCCGCAGACGGCCGCATAGGTGCCGGACCCCGGCGTAAATTCAACCTCCAAAACCATCTCTTCGTACTTCGCCGTGGTTGCGCGCGTCATCTGGGTGATCTCCGTTTTGGTGCGCCCTTGGCGCGGTCGATTTCACGTCTTTGTTCCGCAGCAACATCAGCACGCTCTGCACAACCGGCTGCAACGGCTGCTGCGATCACGCGTTCCGGCCACTGTTGGGGCACATCGGATGCCTTGATGATCTGGCAAACGGGGGCCAGCGGCCGGAAGTCGAATTCGAAGTTCCCGTGAAAGATGGCCCACGCCACTAGGCGGGCTCCTCGATCATAAATGTTGCCTGAACCACGCCGTGGCTTGTTTCGCCATCAGGATCGCGAACCACTCTCGCGAGGAACACCCAGACATCAACGAGCGCATTTTCCGTGAGCGTGAGGGATTTGCGGTGCAGTGCTTTACGAACGAGGTCCGTCAGGCGCTTGCATTCGACAAATCCAGGCGCACGTGACCAGACATCGATCTGAATCGTCACTTCGATGCCAGTGATGCCCTCTGCATCATCCTCATGCGCGTCTTCCGGCCCAAACGAGATGTAGGCTGTTTTCGTGCCGAACGGATCGGATGGCACCCGGTCGTAGACACCATTGGCAAGCGCCATTACCGAGGTGTTGGCGGTAAGCGTGTCAAAGACGAGCTTCTGAAGTTCGGCAGATGAACTCACTTGCCGGCCTCGGCCTTTATGGCTTTGTTGATGTTGCGGCTGATGCGGCCTTTGACGCGGGTCCGCAAAGCCCGGTATGCCGGCCAGAAAAACGGCTCGGCCTTGAAGCCTGGGTTCTGCGTTCCGGCGAATGCCCCGGCATTGACGTGCGGCGCCGTTCCAAATTCAACGAGATGGGCATAGCGCACTTTGGTGTTGCCCGCCGTGACGATTGCCTGCACGGGTCCCGCCGTTCGCGAGCCTCCGGGCTGGCTGTATGGCGGCGTCGTACCTCCGGGCGGCGTGACCGTTATACTGTCGCGCAGATCGCCTTCATCGACGGGAGCCAAGTTCTTCTGAAGTGTGGCGATCTCCGTTGCCCCCTGCGTCACGGCATCACGAGCGGCGTTCTTGGCTGTGACCGGAATGCGCTTGAGCTTTTCGTTCAGCTTTTTCAGCCCCTCGACAGACATCAGGCCGCAACTCCCGCCTCGGCGAGCATTTCCATCTGCGAGCGGTCCTCAGTCGGGCGTGGGCGCTCTTTGATCTGGTAGATCGCACCCGTCCTGACATCGACCGCTCGCCATTCGTGCGTGATGGCGCGTGCATTGGCGCTGTTGCGAATGGCAATGACGACGGGAGACCTTGCTTCAAGCCGGGACGCGATGACGGATTCCGAGCCCTTGAGGAAGGTCAAGCCGCAGTGCGCCTCGAACTGAGGCGTCCAACTTCCTGCAATCGTGTTGCCGTACCCGTCATTGACAGGTTCGGCCCGCGCCTCAAATTGCAGGCGATGCAGCAGACGGCCGGCGCCCATCTATCCCTCCACCCATGCCCACGTCGTTCGACTGGCGACATCTCGAACAGTCCCGCAACTGACCTTGAACTTTTTGGCTATCTTTTGCGTTGGCAGTACAGAGGACAGCCTTCGAATTTCACGGACGTTGCAGTCGCTCAACTTAGCTCCGCACCGCCTGCGCTTTCCGTGGATGAAAGTGTCTCTGGAGTTTTCTTTCGCAGTTGCCCACCTAAGATGTCGAGGGTTGACACACCCGAGATGGCCGTTCCCGCATGAATGAGCGGCATGGTGCTTCTCGCCTGGAGGTTGCCCGTTGGCAATCGCGCAGACCAGTCTGTGGACTTTCGCCGTCCGGCCTTGATGCTTTACTGTCCCATATCCTTTGTTGCATTTGGAGAATGGCCAAATGAGACAGCCACACCCCTCGTGCTGGATTGCGACTTCTTTGATCCACCGCAGGGGCTCACCTTCAAAAGTGCTGCCCCCCAACGGGTCGCCGTGCTCGCGCCAACGCATATAGTGCATCCCACACCATCCACGGGCGTAGTGCACTTTTTCGCACCCATCAACGGAACACGTCCTGCGACTAGCCATTCAACCCCTCCCGCCCCCGCATTATCGCCCAGGGCCTACAATGTCACACCGACATCGAGGATCGCCAGCGTCAGCACAGTCGCGCTCTTGGCCACGCCGATGAGGATCGGGTCCATGCCAGTCGTCACATCCGCCCGCGGTGCAATGCCGCCCGGCGTCGCGCTCAGCCAGTAATCGACACCCGCCGTCAGCGCGGCGCCGATCGTAATGTCGCCCGCTTTCTGAATTGCCAGCGGCTGGTTGGCGGCGGCGGCATGCAATGCCACGCCATTGACACTCCGAGTACCCGTCCCGTTGTTGTCGGAGAGCACATATTTTCCCGTCACACTATCAAGGTAGACCGCCTGACCTGCGGTGACGGCAACGCCAGCGGTGCCATTCTCAACAAGCGCATCAGGGCCCTTAGCGACGCTCGCCGCCGTGATCGTCAAATCGGCCATTTCATCTCTCCATCATGTGGCGCCACGCGCCGCCTCTACAGAACCGTGTAAGCCTCGTTTGCAACCGTGACCGTGCTGCCGCCGACTGTCAGCTTGACCTCGTAATAGTAGTTTCCCGCGGCAGTGTCCGCCGCTTCGGTCGTCG